TCTTCCATTTTCCCCTGTCTCCGTGCTAGTAGCCACTTCTGCCTTGGCTGCTGGCATATGCTCCCGCATGTTCGGTGTCCTGAACATTCCTTGCCCGCCGGTTGGCTCTATGACCAACCTCGGGGCCACCTTACTGACATCGATACCAATGAGCCTCAGTGCAAGGATTTTGATCTCTACACCGATGCCATTATTCTCCGTGAAGATTCCTACAATTATTTCACGCTCGACCTCAATGAAGCCCAATCCGCTATCATCTCATCTTTTGGCAAAAAGAAGTTTGAGATCGACAACACTGCTACTCACCGTCGTGAGGAACATGTCCACGCCTCTCCTGGCGATATCGAGGACACTATTTCCCACATGACCCGCCGTGGTGGTGATACCACCAAGGTGAAGGTCGCTGCAGAGCGGCTTCACCAGAAGAAAAACGCTCGTAAGCGTCAAGGTGCCCGCTGCACCAAAGCCTTTAACAATCTCTTAGATGTTGCATGTCCAAACTCCAACCAACCCCAGATCGGTTTTAATATGGGAGAGTTGCTGTCGAAGTTTGGCGCCCTACCCGGGGCCTTCATCAATGCCTGCCGTGACATGACCGATTCAGTTCGCAATGCCACCGATAAGCTTAACACCATAGCTGGCGTTATAGACTCAGTCACCCCCTGGGTCTCCGCTCTAGTTAAGGCCACAGTTCTCGCTATTTGCATTGGCGTTGTCATTTACGCCATTCGCAAGAGCCATTCTGCCCTTGCCGCTGTTGCCGGTACTCTCTGTACCGCCATGGCTATGGCCACCGGCTACTCACTTAGTCCTGAAGTCACCGACTTTATGGACACGCTCTCTGACCGTTTCCCGGACACTCGTCCCAAACCTGACGTCGAGCCCGAGACCTACCATGGTCCCGTCGACCCCGCTGCCCCTAACGAGGCTCAGGGCGATGATGTTTCTATTCCAGTTGCCCTTGACGTCACTCCAGCCCTCATTTCCAAGCTCTTTGTTTCTATGTTTTCTTGTGGCTTTTTCGCTCTCAGCGATAAGCGCAAGGGGACCTTCGACTGTCTCAAGGATTTCATTGTCTCTTTTCCGTCCGTGATCAAGGGCGTTGATTCTATTGTCGAGTTTAGCTCGAAAATTGTTTTGACGCTTCTCAATAAGATCCGTGATGGCCTTGGTCTCAAAGTCTATGACAAGCTTCTTCATGATACCCACCCTTTCCTTAAGTGGATTGAGGAAGTCGAGACCTATCTCGACGAGTGGGGCAAATGTAACGTTCGCCCTTCTATTACCAATCTTGGTATCCTCAACACCTTCATCTCTCAAGGCCGGGAGCACACTCATTTCCTTCGTGCTATCTCCGACGACCGCGTCGCCCGCGATCGCATTGGCGTCGTTCTTACTGCGCTTGCTAAGCGCCGTGATGAATGCATAGCTCTCAATCCCAACATTGTCTCTGCCCGCGCTAAGCCTGTTGCTGTTTTCCTCTATGGCCTCCCCAACTCTGGGAAGACCTACTTCGCCAAGATGCTTGCCATGGCCTACCTCTCTCTTACTCACAGTAAAGAGGAGTATCAGGTCATCCTTCGCAACATGTCCGGCTATATTTACCATCGTACGCCCGAGACTGAGTATTGGGATGGCTTTGCCAACCAATGCGTCACTATCTTTGACGACTTTCTCCAGAAGAAGGAGGTTGCGGGCGGTGATTCCGCCGCTCTCGACATCGTCCGTTGCCTTAATGGTGATCCTGCGCTCCTCCACATGGCTAACATCAATGACAAAGGCACCACTTACTTTGGCAGTAAGCTCGTCATTCTCAGTTCCAACCAACCTGATCCTATTTCCGAAGCCGTTACTTGCATTGATGCCGTTCGCCGTCGCCCAGACTTCTACATTGAGCTCACTTTTCAACCTGAGCTTTGCCTTCCTGGCGATCATCTCGGTAGCGACCGCCTCGATGAGGCTATGCTCGCTGCCATTAATGCCAAGACTTCCTTCGAAGATCGTTCTAGTGTTTACGTGTTACAGCGTTATCGTATGAAAGATCCGACGAAAGGTCGAGGCATTGACAAAGGCGAGTTTCTTAGCCCTACCCAACTTCTTGGTCTCATTATCAAGAAAGAAGAGCTCAATCGCCTAGTCTTCAATCGTCAGCCTCCTGTTCTCACCCCTATTGAGACTGCCAAGTCCGATGATCTCCTTGCTAAGTTCCGTACTCGCAATGAGAACATTGGAAAGAAGCCCTCTCCCACTCCGTCCCCGTTCAACAACCGCGAGGTCCCTCCCGCGTTTCGTACCGTGGATGATCTCGGCGGTCGACCTGCTTTCGTTGATCCGCCGTCCCATGATCTCAAACCTCCGCCTCCGATTGTCGAGCCCATTGATTTTAATGCTCCCCAAGTTCGTGACGGTCTTCGCGCTGCTGATTTTGTTTCTCCTGAAGCCCACGAGATTTTCCACGCTAATTTTATGGATTACCTCGATGCTCTTAAGCTCCACCCTCAGAACCATGCGGATGTTCAGATCCATCTCGACGCTTGTAAACACCTCTGCGAGATCTCTAAGATCGCGTGGGAGGATGTGGAAGTTCTCTATTACACACCCCTGCTCATTGCCCGTTCCAAGTCCGACTCACTCGTCGCCGACCGTCCCCCTGAGGTCGTGAGTGCAGTTGTCGGCAACGGGATATTTCTTACCCAGCGGGAGTGGTTCTCTAAGCTCTTCTCCCGCATCGTGGACAACGTCAAACTCCACGTTGGCAAGCTATGGGATTTCCTCGTGGAATACTGGCAATACTTCCTCGGCATTTCACTCGCTCTGGGAGTCGCCTTTGCCTGCTATAAGGCCTTTTCATTCTGGTCTCGCCTCGATAATGCCCCTCAATCAGCACCTACTCGTGTTCATACCCGAGTGGGAGCCCATCGTAGCTTCGCTCGAGCCCGTCAGGCCGTGGCCGCTCGTGCTGCCGTTCCTAAAGGAGGAAACGTACCTCAAAGTTCCGACACTCTTCAGCGAATGGCCTCCAAGGTGCTCCGCCATACCTACCATATCTTTTGGTCTGAGCAGTCGCTTGAATCGGTCGGACAGGTTACCATGCTTGTACTCCGTATCGGACTCACGAATGCTCATACATGCGATGTCATCCTTGCTAAAGCCGCCTCTGAGGGCCTTACCCACGTCTGGCTCCAGACGTTTGGTACGCTTTCAAATCGCCAACAGGTTTCTATCGAAGCCTTCCGCAAGGTTCACCGCGATGAACTTACACCAGCCCTAGACGTCGTCATGATTCATTTTGAAGATTGCGGCCTTCCCCAGGCCTGCGATTTTCGTGACTACGTCCCCCCGCTCTCTGACTTTGAATGTCGTTCCCAACTCAACGTCTGTGTTCCCGACTTAGTCCCCAATGGTGTCGCTCCTCGTTTCATGTTTGACTCTCATGCCAAAATAAACGACGACACCGGCGGCTACACCGTCGATCGCACAGGCGATGTCTACACCAACGCCTACAACATCACTTACCACTTCAAGACCATGCGTGGCCACTGCGGCATTCCTGTC